GGAGTAATCGACATGATTGTCACAGCAGCATCTCTCGCCGCCCTTCAGGTCGGTTTCAAAAAGAACTTTCAGGATGCGTTCACCGCAACGCGCCCCGAGGCCGACTTCACAAAGGTCGCTACCGTTATCACGTCCACATCCAGGTCCGAGACCTACGGGTGGCTGGGCAAGTTCCCCAAAATGCGGGAATGGGTTGGCGATCGTGTGATCAAAGACATGGAAGCGCATGGCTATTCGATCACCAACAAAGACTTTGAAGCCACCGTTGGCGTCGATCGCAACGACATCGAGGACGATAACCTCGGCATCTATGCACCTCTGTTTCAGGAAATGGGATCCTCGGCCGCGCAGCAGCCTGACGATCTGACCTTTGGGCTTGTTGCCCAGGGCCGCACCCAGACCTGCTATGACGGCCAATATTTCTTTGACACCGATCACCCTTCGTTCAATGAAAACGGCGATGTGACGGCTGTCTCCAACATCGATGCATCCGGCGCGGCTGAAAACCCGTGGTGGTATCTGCTCGATGTGACGCGGCCACTCAAGCCAATGATCTTCCAGGAACGCAAGAAGCCTGAGTTCATCGCGCATGTGGATCCAAAGAATTCCGATCACGTCTTCAAGAAGAAGGAATTCCTCTACGGCGCAGATGCCCGCTGCAATGTCGGCTTCGGCCTTTGGCAGATGGCCTATGCGTCAAACGCTGCGCTGAATGGCGACAATCTTGACGGCGCGATTGAGGCGATGCGTTCCCTGCGCGACAGCAACGGCCGCCCGCTGGGCATCAAGCCAAGCCTGCTGGTCGTTGGCCCGAAACTGCGCTCTGCCGCCAACAAGACCGTCAAGGTCATGCTGGGCGAAGGTGGTGCGTCAAACGCAAACTATCAGGCTGTCGATGTTCTCGACACTGATTGGGTCGCGTGAGGAGCTGAGCAATGATTGGCAAGTTTCTCATCACCGCCACCGTAGCAGCTGGGTTCTGGCGCTGCGGTCGGCACTTCACCCAAAGCGGCGTTCTGGTCGATGCGGCCGAGTTCACTGAAGAGCAATGGGAGCGCCTGAAGGGCGAGGCCATGCTGCGCGTCAAGGAGGCCTCCGATGAGGATGCTGCCGGAGCTGAAGAACGCCTCGAGCAGATCGCCCAAGCGGTTGCCACCTTCAATGCCGAAGACTTCCAGCGCGACGGCAAGCCCAAACTGGAAAGCCTGAACGCACTTTTGAGTGACGAGCTGGGCAAAGTTACGGGCGCAGAGCGCGATCGTGTCTGGGCCGCGATGAAAGAAAACGGGTTCGAAGCGCCCACCAAAGACCCCGGCGCTGCGAGCTGATCAATACCTGAGAGGGAACGCCGCTTTGGATCAAGGCGTGACAGTCGGGAGAGACCGGCACCCAAATTCAAATCCCGATGCAATGGGCAAACAAACATCCCGCTGAGGCTGGCCCGCATTGGAAAAACCCGGTTGGTGGAGTGGCAGCACCGCTGATCGGGCGACTTACACGAGGATCGAAATGGCCTACGCTTTGCGCGATGACATCACCACGCTCTATTCCGAGGACGCGCTTTATGTTGCGGACCGGGATGGCGACGGCGTGGCCGATGCATCGGCGATCGCGCGGGCTTTGACCTCAGCTTCCGGCGAGATCGATAGCTTCCTTGGCGTGCGCTATACCTTGCCGCTCCCTGTTCAAGAGGGTGAGGCTGCGCCAGATCTTCTGGTTCAGTTCTGTGTGGATATTGCGATCTACCGTCTGGCGCTGGCCCGTGATGTTCTTTCTGAAGAACACCGCCGTCGCTATGAAGACACGATCAAGCACCTTCAAAAAATTGCGGACGGCAAGGCGACGTTGAACTTGGCCGGTCCTGTTGATCCCGACACTGGTGAGATAACTGCCCCAAGCACACCGCGCCCGATTGTGGCCGGTGGCCCAGAGCGTGAATTCACCCGCGCAAAAATGCGGGGTCTTTGATCATGGCTGGTGTTTCTGCTTCCCTGACAACAATTGGTCTTGATGATGCGATCGCACGGCTGAGCCGGTTGGATGGTTTCGAGATGGCGGAACTGGCAGATGATGCCGGTGCCATTCTTGAAAGCTCCACCCGTGGTCGCTTTGATACCAAGACTGCGCCTGATGGGTCTGAATGGGTTGCCTGGTCGGAACGCTATGACGAAACCCGCAATCACAATGCGCACTCCTTATTGGTTGAGGAAGGCGGGCTGCGCGATAGCATCGCAAGCTATGCCACAGGATCCGAAGTCCACGTTGGATCAAACCTGATCTATGCGGCGCATCATCAAATTGGCGGCGATGAAATTGGCAGTGGAGTTCCCGCGCGCCCTTACCTTGGCGTCTCTGATAAGGACGAGCTTGATCTGCAAGACCTGGTCACAGGCCGGTTGGAGGATCTGTTGCAATGAGTGAGACCCTGCTTTCCGATCTGCCACAAACCATTTGCGATGAGGTGAAGTTCTTTCTGCGCGACCTGAAGGAGTGCAAGCCACATGCTGGCAAGTTTTCACTTGAGGAGCTGAAGCGCAAAGGCATGCCGTCGCCATCTGTTCTGGTCTCGGTTCTGGGCGCAAAACAAGACACCACCTACGCTGGTCACGCGACATCCTTCATGCTGCAAATGGCCGCTTACGTCGTCGTTAAAGACGGGCTTGGCGCGCCGCGTGATGTGCGTGCCGCCAATATCTGCCAGCTGCTCCTTTCCTTTGTGCCAGGCAAACGCTGGGGACAAGATGCGATCGGCGAGGCCCGCGATGTGCGGATGCACACGCTGGTCTCAAGCAAAACCAAAGATCACGCCGTCTCGCTTTGGGCCGTGACATGGAACCAACCGATCAGCTTCTTCCAGCCTGAGGATCGCCCCCTGGGTGCAGAGCTGTATGTCGCTCAATCACCCGCGATCGGGGCAGATCATGCCGCCGATTACGAAGAGATCGAGGGGGAAAGCTGATGTCCGAAGCTATCGCAGAAGCCGATCGTCGCATTGAGAACATCATCCGCGTTGGCAAGGTCACATCGGTTGATCCGGGCACGGCCACGGCAATCGTTGATTTTGGTGATCTGCCATCGCCGCCTCTGCCTGTCGGTCAGCTCGGCGCTGGCGCAATTCAATTTTGGTGGATGCCAAGTGTTGGCGAGCAAGTGTTGGTTGCTTGCGAAGGCGGCGACATCGCGCAAGGCACTATCGTCTGCTCGATCTATGCGGGCAACGCGCCCAGCTCTGACGGCGCTGTGCCGCAGGTCAATTTGGCGGGCGGCAAGATGATTGTGAACGGCACGCTGGAGGTCACCGTTGATGTGATCGCAGCAGGCGTCAGCCTCGTTCACCATACCCACCCTGAAAGCATCGGAACCAACACAGGAGAACCGAACTGATGAGCAAGAAACTTGATTACGTCACACTGGCCGATGGCTGGGTTGCAGATAAATGGCGCGCCAAAGGCAGCATCGTCACGATGACCGAAGCGCAAGCCAAATACGAAAACGTTGTGCGTAATACGCCAGAGACAATCGAAGGCCATGCGAAGGTACGTGCCGCGTCAAAGGCAATGGCAGCAGAGGCCGATCGGAAGGCGAAGGCAGACGCCGAGGCCAAAGCAAAAGCTCAGGCTGAAGGAGGTGCCAAACCCGAACCTGCCGAACAGGCGCAAGCAGATGCGGAAACCAATCCTAAAGCCAAGAGCCATGCATCTGGTGAAAGCGCGAAAGGTGCGACAGCTAAAAAATGATCGGCATGAACAGGCATACGGGTCGGAAGATCGAGGGGGCAGCGCATCTTGCGCAGTCCATCTTTGATATTCTGACTACGCCCAAAGACACGCTGGTTATGCTGCGTGGCTATGGCTCAGACTTGCCTGACGTGATTGACCAACCCTTGAATGGCGAAACTCTGATTGATGCGTACCAAGCCACGGCCGAGGCGCTTGATCTCTGGGAGCCGCGCATTGATCTGGCGCGCATCCAAGTCGTTGAAACCCGCGCAGGCTATGCCGAGTTCGAGCTGACTGATGCTGAGGGCAATGTGATCCCGATGCCAGTTGATCTCAATGCAGAGGTGGCAGCATGAGTGGCTTCACTTCCATTGACCTAAGCAAGCTGCCAGCACCGGAGGTCATCAAAACTGTTGAGTATGAGGTGCTGCTGGCGGAGATGAAGGCCGAGGCCATCCGACTTTTGCCTGATCTCGAAACCTATCTGTCGCTTGAAAGCGAGCCGACCACGCAGCTCTTGCGGGTCTGCGCCTATTACCGGATGCTCGATCGGCTGGAATTTAACGACGGCGCGCGCGCCAATATGTTGGCGCTGTCCACCGGCACGAACCTTGATGGCCTTGCCGCCTTCTGGGGTGTCGAGCGCCTGATCGTCCAGGAGGCCGATGCGACGGTCAACCCGCCGATCCCGGAGATCAAAGAGAGTGACGAGGCATTCCGCAGCCGCATCCAGCTTTCGCTTGAAGGCCACACCACGGCCGGGCCACGCGGCTCTTATATCTTCTGGGCGCGTTCGGCATCCGGCGAAGTGAAGGACGCCAGCGTTGCCAGTCCGAACCCCGGTGAGGTGGTGGTGACCGTGCTGTCTCATGACGGCGGCGGCACCCCTTCAAACACTCTTTTGAACACTGTTAACGCGGCGCTGAACGACGAGGATGTGCGCCCGCTGACCGATCATGTGACGGTCCAGGCGGCGACGATCATCCCCTACCATGTCGAGGCCAGCCTTATCCTCTACGATGGCCCAGATGCCAGTGCCGTTGAAACTGCGGCCGAGGCGGCACTTGAGAGTTACATCGAGACGCATCATCGCCTGGGTCACGACATCACAATCGCGGGCTTACATGCCGCGCTCTGGCAATCTGGCGTCCAAAACATCGACCTTGGCGCATTCACCGATGATCTGATCGTGGCACCCAATCAAGCGGCGCATTGCACAAGTATCACCGTGACCGTGGGAGGTCGCGATGTTTGATCTGCCCACCATCCTGAAACCGAACGCCACCACCCATGACCGCGCGCTTGAGCAGGCCATCCGCAAGGGCAAACCTGACTTGATGCCGATCACCACGTTGATGAACCCAGACACTTGTCCGGTGCATCTTCTCGGATGGCTGGCATGGTCACTGTCCGTCGATGTCTGGGAACCCGATTGGAGCGAGAACACCAAACGTTCTGTTCTCAAAGGATCGCTTGAGGTCCATCGGAAGAAAGGCACGGTCGGATCAGTTCGACGCGCTTTGGAAGGGATTGGCTTTGAGGCTGACATCCGCGAGTGGTTTGAGGTTGATGGTGTTGAGATTGCCGGCGCGCCTGGCACTTTCGAGGTCACCACGATTTTCCCTGAGGAGGCTGATCTGGG